CGTGTGCAGATTACAGATATGACCATTATGGCCAATCAACAGGCGACAGGTTTCATGGTGCATAAAAAATAAAAAATTTTCTCGAAAAGTTACAAATTTCTGTAACTTTTTTTGATTCCCTGCGAATAGATAAGTAGGAGGAAGAAAATATGTATAATAAAGTTATCATTATCAATTTGACTAAAATACAAAAATAACGCTAAACCCTTAAAAGTCTAGCGTTATCGCCATTTCGTCTTTCGTGACAACTATTTCATTTACGACAGATTTTACAATTTTTGAAGCATCTTCATAGCTTAATTTTTCGGGATTAAAATCCTTTAAAAGTCTAGCAAGTTTTCGTTGTCGTAAGTTGATTGTGTTTTTCTTTCTGCTTTCCAGTTGTTCTTCTAAAAATGCTTTTTCGATTTTTAGTTTTTCGTTTTTTGTATCAAGTTCTTTTCGTGTTATGATCTCGTCCAAATATAATTCGGTCAACTTATCAAGTCTATTGTTTATTTTTTTCAGTTGGTCTTTTATTTCTTCAACTTTCATAGTTTCATCATTCTTTGCAAGCATTTCTTTACGATACTTCGGTTCGAGTTTGATTTTTGATAGTCTTTCAATGACCTTCTCTTCCAACTCTTGCTTATCATACCATTTTGAGTTACATCTTTTTGACTTGTCTTTATCAAACCTATGTCTACACTGATAGCGTTGATACGCTTTCCCTTTTCGATTTTTTGAAGTAACGTATAGACCTAGCGAACCGCCACAATATCCGCATTTTAACAACCCTGAAAGCATGTACTTCGCTTGGAATGGTCTTGGGTTGTTATTTCTTTTTAAAGCGTCTATCTGCCTTTTTTTTAGTTCTAACTGCACAAGGTCAAATAATTCTTGAGAGATAATCGGTTCATGCTGCCCCTCGTATTTTCTCTCTCTATATTTCACGATACCGAGATATGTTTCGTTTTTGAGTAGATATTTTGTTATCGTTTCGCCCCAGGGTCTTTTTCGTCCAACGTGACCTTCAGCATTTAAGTCTCTGATGATCTTGACTACCGACTTACCATTTAAGTATTCCGTGAAGATCCGATTGACAATGAGTGCTTGAGTTGGATTGACCGATAAGATGCCAGTTTCTTTTGAGTAGTCATATCCGAATGGAATTGTCGTCCATGACATTGCTTTCCCTTTTTTTGCACGTCCTTCTTTGCCTAAGATCATACGTTCTTTTATCTGCTCACGCTCAAGCTGGGCGAATACTGAAAGCATACCAATCGAAGCTTTACCAAAAGGAGTGGAAGTGTCAAAGTTTTCTTGCAAGCTGATAAAAGCAACGTCATTTTTCAAAAATACATCTTCAATTAAAAAAAGTGTATCTTTCTGGCTTCGGCTTAACCTATCCAGCTTATAGACTAGCACAATATCAAATCTTTTTCTTTTTGTATCGTTAATCAAGCGCTCTAGTTCAGGTCTTTTTGTGTTTGATCCTGAAAACCCACCGTCAACATAGACATCGTAGATTTTCCAATCTTTGATTTTGCAATAGGCTTCCAGCTTGTCTCTTTGCTCATCAATCGAGTAACCCTCTTCAGCTTGAATTGCAGTAGAAACACGAACGTATATAGCCACCTTATTCGTTGTTTTCATTGTAGTACCTCTTTCAAAATTTCCTGAAAAATGATAAAATAGGTACAAGAAAAGACATCATGCGAGGTTATCTCCATGAAAATCCTTTCTTGCAATTGCCAGCCTCACGCTCAGACTCGCCAAAGTTTGAGAGCGTGGGGCTTTTTTGTTTGAGCTATTCCCGTTTTGGAAATAGTTGGTTTTATTCTTTTGATAAGTGTTGTTGAAGAATTAAGGCCACGTTGGCTTTCTCTTCCTCTGTCATAGGTGGATCATTTGGATCATCCGCTGAAAACTCGATAGCATGCCACTTATCATTGACTCTAATCCACTCTCTCCGTCTGTGGCATTTGCAATCTAGGTTGTGTTTAATCACTTCCATTGGTCTGCTTTCGCTACTCATGTTATCCCTCCCGATAAATGTCCACGACTTCACCAATAATTCGGAAGTCTGTGTCTGGTGTGATTGGCATATCCTTGTAAGCTGGATTTAAACTGTGTAAGTAAGCTTGGTCTTTGTCAATCACTAGTTGCTTGATATAAGCATCACCGTTGTAGTTAAATACTCCGATTACTCCGTCATTCAAGTCCACGCTGGTCTGAATGAATACAAGGTCGCCATCGTGATAGTCAGGCTCCATGGAGTCACCTTTGATTGGGATGACAAAGTCGGCATCAACATCTACTGGCAACTCAATCCGTTCCACTCGTACATCGTTTAAATACTGGCCTGTACCTGCAGAAGCTGGGTGGTCGTAGTAGTCATAACTATAGAGCTGAATAGCCTCTGACACTTCGGTCGGTTGGCTTTGTTCATTTCTCTGCTCTTTCAGTTGCATCTCTGCATAGGTCAAGACTTTAGCTTGTCGTGGAGGTTTTAGTTCATCGTAGATGGTTTTGATTGAGGAAGTATTAGGAAAAGGGTCTTTTTGAACTGGAGGAAAAAGGTCATCAATTGAAATGTTAAAAGCATTCGCTAAGTCAAACATTGTATCCTTTTTAGGGGATCTAAACCCTTTCTCATAATTTCCTATAGCGTTTTTACTCATCCCTATCTTAGACCCTAATTCTTGTTGAGTCCAACCATTTTGAAGTCTATATTGCTTTATATTTTCGCCTATGATAATGGCAATTTCTTCTTTATTCATGATTGAGTCCTTTTTATTTTTCTATAAGTAGATTATAACATAAAACCCACGAAAAGAAAACTTTTTTTACTTTTTAATAAAAAAAGTGTTGACAACCCACGAAACGTGTGCTAAAATTAAATCAAGCTTAAGGAAATAAGAAAAAACAAACCGGAGGGAAACACAATGAACACATTAAACGAGAAAGCAATCAACATCTTCAAAGCAGTGGTTGCAGAAACTTTGCTTCAAAACACATACGAGGAAAGCTTCCTCTATGGTCAGCTTGAGTCATTTTGGAACAACTGCCGTCAGTTCGCTTTCGGATGGACAGAGTTGGCAGAAGAGATCGAACGACAAGAGCGTTACCTTCTTGATGCTGGTTTCACTCAAGACGAAATCGATGACATTCGCTTCGATGCAGCGTTCGCAGGAATGCTGGACAAAATGAATGTAGCCTGATCGGTAGCACCAGGGTTCGACTCCCAGGCAGGCTGTTGCTCACAGAGCGAAAGAAAGAGAAAGGAGAAGAAAGATGAATGAACTCAAAAACCCCTCAACGAAGTAAGGGGGTAGGAAGAACTTGAGGAATAAAAAAGTCTTGGCCTACTTTACACTAGGTCAAGACCTGCATACTTTGATAAGGTTTCACAGTCGGTGTAAAGCGACTGGTTGAAACTTCGCTGGTCATGCGTCCAGCACTGCAATCAACGTGGTTTGGCTAGTCTTTGAGTGCCGCTCGGTAGTTGTCTGTCAGTCCCGCTATAAGCAGAGCTGCAGTCCCTCTTATAGTCAGCGACAGGCTCCATGCAGTCGCACTCGCAGTAAAAACGTGTTGGTTACCTAGCCAAACTGAATCACTGAACCACAGTCCCCTTCAAAAATTTTGCCAATTTGCATCAGCTCCTTTCTTGTAAAGGATAACATAACTATATAATATTTTTGAAGATGTTACATCGGTCTTAAGACTGATTTTTGGAGACGATCATGGAAGATAAAATCATAGAACTTGCTGATTACTTCATCAGCGAGAACTCAACGTACAGAGAAGCTAAAATAGCGTGTGAGAAGCTATTGAGACAAGTCAGCCATGAGATAGAACTCAGGGCGCTGGAAAGTAAGACGAGGGCAAATGAAAACTAACAGAACTGTGTCAGTAAAAACATCAGATCACGATGTACTATTGATGGCGAGAAAAAACCACCCTGCTGTATTCGTCGATGGAATGTTTCTGGACGGAGTTGAGCGAGTGGAATTTACCAATCATTTTCTAGAGAGTTGTGAAGTCGTTCTTACGTTCAATGAACGAGTAGAAAACAATCCTTTCCCTTTAAACGATGTCAGTCGATTAGAAAAGTTATTTGGTCAGGCTTCAAACGGGCAATCCTTACGGGATATTGTCTTGCAAACTCTTGAAGATGGAAATTAGTATCTAGGTCATCAAAGAACGACACATGTATACTGAAGCTTTCTTTCCCATCTTTCTTGGCTCTTTCGTATTCTTTGCCAAGGACAATCAGAGAAGCTTCTAATTGATAATCAGTCATAACATCACCTCCTTTCTGACTAAATTATAGCAGAATTGCGAGGGACAAATAGAAAAATAAGGAGGTAGGAACGTGCAAATTTATCTTTATCAACTACGAAAAGAAAAAGGTATCTCACAGAAAGAGTTAGCGCAAAAACTCGGGATTTCTGAAACGGCATACCGACAGAAAGAAAAAGGACAAAGTTCTTTTAGATCTGATGAGATGTTTATTATCGCTGATATTTTTGGAAAAGATATTGGCGAAATTTTTTCGGATCCAAGACCACGAAACGTGGTTATATAGAAAGGAGAAAGAATGAATGTAGATGAAATCAAAGATTTTGAGGTCTATCCGATTTTTGGCTTCATGTTCAGGCATCCGTATAACAAACTATCCTCAAATGCAAAAGTTGTATTCGCCATTCGTCAAAATGACAGGAAATTGATTTCGATGTATGAAAATCTTGGAGTCGCTAAAAAATACTATTCTCCTCCAAAAGCTAGAAGTTTTGATGAAATCATGGATATGACTGGTCTAACTTCTCAGCAAGTTCATGATGCGCACGCAGAACTTGAAAGAGCAGGATTGTATAAGGAAGTGGATTTTTATGGCATTGAAACTTGATGATTACAAAGACTTTGAAATGTTTTACAAACTGCCACAAGAACTATTTGATGATTGCTTCAAAGATTTATCATTAGGAGCTAAAGTCCTATATGCAATCCTGCGAGATAAATGGGGTCATTCGCAAAAAAATGGCTGGCATGATGAAAATGGTATTTATTGCAATTTTTCAGTGAAGCTGCTTGCGGATTTGATGGGTTGTTCTGAAAAGACAATCACATCATACAAGAAAGAATTAAACAATTATTGTTTGATTTCTGAACGCAGACAATTCAATTCAACTAATAAAATCTATGTAAATAGAGTATCTGAAGCCAAAAGACACGTACATGAAAAAATTACATGTAGGGAGAGGAAAAATTTACCGCACGTACATGAAAAAATTACATGTAGGGAGAGGAAAAATTTACCAACTAACCAGACTAATATAAACCAGACTAATATAACCAGAACATTTGAACCAGATGGGGATGGTGCTAATACTCTATATAGTATAGAGGACACACCCGCAGAAAATGATTTGGGAATTGTTCATGATTGGATATTTTCAGAGTTCGGACGATACCCGACACCGTTTGAAATCGAGGACTTGAAGGCATTCTTGCAAGACCATAGCAAAGAGGTCATAAAGCTTGCTATCAAGGAATGCGTGGGCAACGGTAAACCTTATTTCAAGTATCTAAGTAGCATCTTGAGGGACTGGAAGCAAAAAGGCCTTGTCACTGCTGAGTTAGTCGAGAATAGGCAGAAGCCTGCTCGGTCAAGCAATAAGTCAAACGGTCGCTTGAAATTGTCAGATGACGGATATGATCCACGACTTGGATTTTAGGGGGTGCGCATGCAAGTAGTATCAAGCAAAGAGTTGCAAGAAAGAGCCTTGCAAGTTGAGACATTGAAGCAACAATGCCCAAAGCATGAAGGGATCTATATGTGGCGGTCGGCCAACCCTTGCACTCGTAACACGCTGACCTATTGTCCTGAATGCGTCCAAGAAACCATTAATCAGAACGCAAGTGAGCAGTTGGCTATTGCTGAAGCTCAAATCAGAGATACAAGATCCTACTCTTTATTTATGAAAGAGAGCATCATCCCGAATGATTTGAAAAATGCAACTGTTGGGAATTTTGAAATTCATACAGAGCAGGATGCTGAAGCAGTCAATTTCGCTAAGCGTGTTACTGCTGACTATGTGAAAGAGCGTTACGAAGGAAATACGATTATCTCTGGACCGCCTGGAGTTGGCAAGAGCCATCTGGCCGTCGGGATAGCTAAGACCTTAAACGAGAGCTTTCAAATGCTTCAAGTACGCAAGTCGGTCGTGTATATGCCATCGATGGAATTATTCTCTCGGATGCAAGAGGCCTTTCAGTATAAGGACTCAAAATGGGAACAACGCTCAGTTGTGAAGTTCTTGCAAAGTGTTGATTTCCTGATTTTGGATGATCTCGGCAAAGAGTCGAGTGTCGGGAATGAAATCAGACAAGGCAACAACTGGATGCAAAAAATCCTGTATCAAATACTTGAGAACAGGACGAATACAATTATCACAACTAATTTTGAGGGCAAGCACCTCAAAGAACTTTACGAGCAAAGTCTCGTAGATAGAATAACGAAAGGAAACATGAAGACGAATGCCTTTAAATTCAACAAAGACACAGCTTCGAGACGCTCCTTGTCAGCAAGTGACTACTGAGGAACGTAAGCGAGCCATTGAGCGATTCGAGAGCCAATTTTACGGACTATCAACCCTGCTTAAAGAACGGTTGATGATCACGACAGACGAACGGTTCACAAATAAGATGAACGAGCTGACGTATTATGCGACAAATGGAAGTGTCTACACGACATAAAAATAAAAAGCACCTGACGGCAATCAGGCGCTCAACAAAATTATTCAAGGAAATTATACCACGAAAGGGGTCAAAATGAAAGTCACAGTATATGCTTACGGTCGAAAATTAGAACCAGATGAACCAATTATCATCCCAAAAAATCATCGTTTCTATGATATTTGGAACGGTATTGCAAATGAAATACTCGACAAAGAGGAGGGAGTAGCTTAATGAAACTACTTACTAAATTCAAACTCAAACATGAACGCTTTTTTAAGGTAATCAACCTTGACTGGAGAGAGGTCGCAGTCGAGCTTATGAATGACCTGAACGAAGAGCGCAAACGTCGCTTTGCTTTCGAGCAAGAAAACTACAATTTGAAGCAGGAGCTTGCTGCTTACAAGTACAAAGAAAATTTTGACATTAAGGCTAGACTGCAAGGAGAAATGTAGATGTACATTATATCGATCCATGTCAAGAATACTGAAACTGGAAACGAGGATTTCAGTATGATTGGACGTGACTTTTTGCCAATTGGCAAGCAAGATTATTCGGCTACTGTTTTCGAGACGAAAGAAGAAGCTATTGCTTATTTGAAATCAGCTTCATACGAAGCTGCGGGAGCTTATGGCAATGACTGGGAATTCCAAGACAAGACTTCTTCTGGAGTGGAATCCCGTTGTCGAATTTGGAAAGTCGGAGAATAAAGAAAAAAGGAGAACAATATGTTTAAAGCACTAAAAACAATCAAAAAAATCAAACAACTTCAGAAAGAAATGCACGCTAAGTCGGTAGATGAAGCCATGAAACGTCTAAATAGCGAAGTGAAAATTGAAGAGGTGGAGCAGGAAGATGACCAGAATTGAACTTGAAAACCGTGTGTGGCTTTTGGCTAATCACGAAGAAAAAAACGAATTACTGGATCTTGGGCTAACATCCAAGGCCAGATATGTGAAACGAGTGCTTGAACTTGGAAAGGTGTATGCTCATGTTTGATTATGATAGAGATATGATGCAACCACCCGAAGAGCGAGAAGAACTCGACCCGAGCGAATATGTAGATATCGGATGCGGTCGGTGTCGATATGTGGGTGATGAAGTATGATTGAAGAACTACTTGCAGAAATCGACAACTGGCGGGCTGAATATATTCATCTTGGCCGAGAGCTAGGAGAAATTATCAACGAGCAGCAAGACATTATTTTGAAATTGCAAAACGAAAATAGACGCTTGAAGCGTGAAAATTGGAATTTGAAGAAAACGAAAGGAAGAAAGAAATGACAAACGAACTAACACAGAAGCAAGTTACATCAAATGTTGCAACA